AAATACTTGATGTACCAGTAGTACTTGTTTTTGATTGAAAAAATATTTTATTATCTGATCCTTTTTGAGTAAAAAAATCTGTATTTTTTAACCAAAGAAAAGCATTAGTAAACTTTTCATTACTTAAAAATGAACCACTTAATGTAATTCCTAATTGCACACGAATAGCATCAAGTATTTTACTTACTCGCATTGCAGGAAATAAATCTAAATATGATATTGGAGTAGCATTTTTTTGAATGTCCCAATTGTTTTGACTTGTTCCATTCGTATTATATTGCCAAATATTTAATGAAGATATTAAAGGAAATTTAACATCATTGACAAGGCCACTTGTAACCCTTCCTTTAACTATTGTACCTGAATATGTAAAGTTATATGCTGAAAAATCAAAGTCCCTCAAAAATCGATTATTGAATTTATCTTTCAATGATATTAAGGACCCAAAAAATGTCAATGTATAATTATCAATAGCACCTTTCTTATAACTTGCTTTTTCTAATTGAATTTTACCTTTTCTAAATGTTAATGTATCTAATTCAATGTAAGCATCTTTTCTTTTAGTGGCATTAAATCCAGAATCTAAAGAATTTTCGTACCAATGTTTAAATATTGCATTATTGTTTTTTGTTGCAGGAATAGTAAATGATTGTGTAAAATCAGTAAAGACTTTAGAAATATCATTTATATTTTGAATAGTACTGGTAATAGAAATGTTTTCATCTTGAAATAATTCAAGTATTTTAGCCAATCCATCATCACCATAAACAAAAATGCTTACATTAATCATATTACATTGTTTAATAAGTTATAGGCATATTCAAAATCAATTGTATAATTTATATTCTTGTCTTGAATAGTTGTCTTTAAATCTGTTTGAGTAGTTTTTAAAGTTACAGGTTTATTATCTAATAATACAACTTCACTTAACATTAAATCTTGAATTAGATCAGAATAATTCTGTGGCACAAAACCTGTATTCAAAGTTATCGTTTGCCTTGCATTGTAATTAAATGCTTTTGTTTGTCCTTTATAGACATTGTAATTAAAATTACTTGGTAACAAGTTATACATCGTACTTGAAACCGTTAATTGATTTGTTTGAGCCTTAAAAAATGTAAGAAACTGCCAACCACCAAATCTATTAATAAATGAACATTGAACTGGTGTATATTTGTTTTCGCAGATAGGAGTTACATTAAATACAGATGAATAGGTTAATGTTGCACCTACATAATACTTTAAAGTTGTAATTGTACCGTTATTATAGTTAACACTTGATGTGGTTAATGGTACTTTATACATATATTTACCTGCACTTACTCCCGTTCCAAAAACAGGGGTAGTAATTACATTGTTATTATTAGTGTCTTTGTATTCAACATCTAATTTATCGCCTAAAGCATTGTTAATTAATACATTTACATAAGGTATAGTACCTAAATTATATTGAATTTCTTTGCTATTATCAGCCAATAGACAATAATTATTTAATGGATTAGTTTGATTATAGCCACCAATATAATTATTGTAGCCATCAACTCCAGCATAAGTTGTGGTATCAATTGGACTTGTTGATAAATCCTTATATCTTTTAATTGTTACATTACACCATTGGTTATTTGTACCATTACTTGATACAATATTATCAATGTATTCTCTTATATAAGGTGATATATTATAAACTGTTGACCTTTGATCATTAGATGCTACTTTTTTAGATAAAGTATAAGTAGCAGTTCCAGGAATACTATTAGGACTATTCCATAAGAATATTTCTAATCTACTACTTGTTTGTGCAGCTTCATTTATCTCTATAAGGTATGGAGATCGTGCGTATATTATCATTTTATTTTCTTTAATTCGTAGTCTACAATATAATCAACATCCATTGCAAAAGCCTGACCTATTTCGCCATCAATATATTTTTTCTTTCCAGCTTCAAATGGTTTAGTAAAAAATAAACTTGGCCTTAAACCAGTTTGGTAAATACTTCTTGTAATTATAAATGCAGTTGATTGATATGAAATAAATCTACCACTTTTTTTATCTCTAAATTGTATTCCTTTTTGTTTTACCCATTTCTCAATTCCTTTTGTTAATCCACCTTTAGGACCAGAACCACTTCCAAATTTAAATCTACTATTTGGTGCTTTAGCTGAACTACTTTTTCCTTTAACACCTTGATCTTGATACATTCCATAATCGGCCATACTAAAGCCAACTATTGAATAATTCTTTTCGCTTACTATCTCTCCTTTAATACTATTGTATAACTCCTTTGTGTTATTCTTTCTGGTCTTGGATAGATTTGATTTTGACTGCTGAATTACATAGTCCCTAAATCGTTTTATTAAAGCCTCTGTGTTTTTCAATTCCATTAGCAGATAGTCATATCATTAGGTACAATAATATCAAAAGTTAATGTCCATCCTGCCACCTTATTTTCAAACCTATCTGTAAATGGTTCACATAAAGGATCTCCATCTATCTGAATTAAATTGCTAAATAAATCACCACGTTTTAAACTACTAACTAATCTTTGAGCAATAGTTATTTGATCATTTAATATGTCAAGCATATTAGTATTATTATCAAATAAATTAATCGGTAAATCTTTACTTATTTCTACGATGTCCATAAATAAAATAGAAATATTATAGTTTGTAACAAATTCCTTTGGACTAGCATTGTTTACAATGATGTGGGCCAATGGATAAATAGTTTGTTTGACTAAATCAACTTCGAAGATATCACCAGTACTAACTGAATTGACAAATCCAGTTTCTTTGATATAATCCCTTAATTTATGTATAACGTAATAAAATCCGTTCATTATCTATTTTGTTTAATCATTTTCATTTCTAAATCATTCTTTTGCTTCTCAAAACTTAAAAACATTAAGCATTGATTAATGGAAAGTTTGGTAATTTCATCAAATCGTCTAACATCTCCCTGTGATAAGGCATAGATTGAAGAATACCAACCCCATCGTTTCCCAAATTGTGCTTGTTCGCTAAACTCATTGGTTTGCTCTCCTCCAAAAAGGCTATCGTATTTTTCAATAATTCTCGACCTAAAGTCCAAAAAAAAACCTTACTGCTTAATACTACATCCATTGGAGCATCTAACATTAATTCAGAATACTTATCACTTCCTTCATAGTCCTCAATCAAGTATTTATTACCTAATTTTTGTTTAATTGGTCTATAAAGAATGGCCATACTTTTATGAGAATCCTCCCAATCAACAATATAACCATCCAAGTCCATGTACTCACCACTTGACATATCGTTTAGATTTGGAATAAATCCAAACTCTGTTCCATTTAAAGTAAACTTTGTTACTAACTCTGGAATCTTTTTAAATAATTCTGAAATCTGATTAACTGCATAATTTAAATCGTGCTGCTTCATCTTGGCCACCACAAATAAATCAACATTGCAAAATATCTGAACCATCTTTTGGTTTAGAAATATACCTTCTTCATTCTCGTTTGCTATCTTAACAAACTTCTGATATTGACTTAATTTAATCTCACTTAATGATGTCGGAATTGATATTTTAACCTTCATAGTGTATAAACGTAAATTGTTTGTTTTTGTCTTAATAAATATGGTAGTTCCCTTGATTTGGATTATCTAAATGGTAAATGATGTTATATCTAATCGCATCAATAATATGATTCCAAGCATCAAGATATAGTTTTGATGCCTTATTTAAATATACATAGTTGTTAAATTCTTTGGCAATGTTCTGTGATTGTGGATCAACTATAATTTGGTAGTCTTGCATTCTTACAATTCCCGATTCAATAGTCCCTTTCTTTACAGGTTGAATATTTATACCTTGATAACGTAGGTCATCTATTAATCTTGGCTCTGCTGAATCGGCAATGATTAAACCATTGTTGCATTTTTCTTTTATTAATGATGCAAGGATATGTGTCTTTAATCCACGTTCATATATTACCTCTTTGACATAGATTATCTTTCTTGCTTTGTCTATTGCAACTTCAGCCAAAGCATCTGGATCTATTGAGAATCCAAAGTCCATCCCATAAGATGTTTGTAAACCATTAGGATTAAACTCGCCAAACTTCCAATTGGTAAACACAACTCCTTCAGCCTTATCTAACCATCCTCCTAATATTGTATGTTGAAATTTTTTAGGATTGGTTTCTTTTAAGTTTTCTATTTGATAAATAAATGAATCAGAAAGATATTTTTGATTGTCTTTATAGGTTGTGTGTATGTAAGTAGTATCTTTTTTAATTAGTGAAGACCCAGCATCCACTCCTTTATTCTCAAAGAATCTTTTGTATATAAAATGCTCTTTGGTTACAGGGTTTAAAATCAATATTACTCTATTCTGTTTTGTGTTATGCCTTACAGACAAATCAATCTTATCAAATACATCTTCATCTACTAATTCCTCTGCTTCATCAAGTACAAATGTAGTAACTCCAGCCAATGACTTTAGATTAGCAGTTTGAGTTCCACTACTCGTTTTAATACCCTTAAATATTATCCTTGAATTAGTTTGAGTATTAATAATCTCATCCTTCGTGATATAGAAATGGTCCTGCAATCCTGCCGTTTCAATCTTGTCAGTAAACTCTGGAATGATTGACACATGAGCTGATGTAAGTGTGTACCTTGTAAATAGTATCACATGACCAACTTCATACGTTAGGAGCAAAAGAAATGAGTTTAAAGCATATGATTTACCAGAACCACGACCACCAGTTATTACATAGTATCTTGAATCTGAATAAAATAACGGCTTATATTTATCATTAAGATTTATCACTCAAATTTTACAATATCTTTTATGTCGAAATCGTTAATTGTGTGCGTATTGTTTTGATCTATGACTTGCTTTGGCATTCCATACCTGTACTGCAACCAAGTTTTAATAGCATTGGTATCTCCATCTTCTATTCGTTCACCTAACTTAATCCAAATAGCCTCTGGTACTTTGACTGCATCCATTGTTTCAATCAATGAAATAACTTCATCTTTCTTTAGCCTACCTGAATTTGGTCTTGCGCCTCCCCTTTGTTTTTTTAATTCTTCCATTTGAAAAAAATTGAAATCCAAATTAAAATTTAATTGCTACTGCATTTGTATTCTTATCGATTAAGTCTAATTCCTTTTGATTATTATCATAATGAATATCAATACCTAATCTTTTAATCGTTTCCCACTTCATTTTGCCATTAGTAAAATAGACCTTTGATTTTGGTATACCTAATTCATCTGCAACTTTATAAACTTCTGCCGATGCCGATTCTTGCCTTCTTGTGATGATATAAACATCCTTTCCTTGAGTTATTAATCTCTTGGCTAATGTTTTCCCTCTCTTTGTTGATAATGTATCATCAAAGTCAAAAGAAACCTTATTGGCTTCAGCTGCATACTCACCTTTGGAGATTATTGCTACATAAACTTCTGTTGCTTTCTCTTTGGTATCATAAATACAATCGCCTGTACCTACTCTCCATTTTCCATTACTGCATTGAATTACTGGCATTATATTTCTATTAAGTAAATTTCTTCTTTAACTAATTTCCAATAAATCTTATCATCTATCTTTAGTTTTTGCTCAATTATCATTTGAACGATATACAATGCACATTGAATAGCCATTGTCCTGGTCCCTGTGTAATAAAGACAATTAATAAACATTACTCTTGCCCGTTCATCAGGCTTCATTATCATGCTCCATGTACACTTTGCGTAATTTGCCTATTGTATCTCGCCAGCATGAATCACATGATGTTTGTTGTAATCTAACATTAAATACATTGAAATAAATATTAGATAAATCAGATTGAATCATTGGTGTAATACTTTCATAATTTTGACCAAAGAATTGATCTAAATATTGATAGTCCTCAATTGATAAACATTGTGGATTATTGTATGGAAATAGTTTATTTAATATTTCCTTTCTTTTGTCGCATCCACAATCAAATCCTATTGCTTCTGCTAACTTGTCAACTCCAGCCTTTATGCCAGTTGCTTCTGTGAACTTTTCTATTGAATCTCCAAGTCCTTGTGATTTTCTTTTGCCCATAACTTTAATTTTGTTTTACAATTTCGTATTGTGTTGTAAATTGAGGTAAATGATATGCCAGATTCTCTAGACATTTTACGCATTGATATTCCTTTTTTTAAATAAACTGAAAATAGCATTTGATCGTAATAGTCCCAAGTTGCTATGTAATCAAAATAAGGTTTAGTTGATTCGATGATTAAATCATCTGTTAGGTAATCTGAAATTAGGTATTCAATCTCTTTTGTAAACTCAACCTTTATTATTTTTACTCTTGATAAATCAGCCGTTAGGCTTCGTAATGTATAATAGAAATAAGCCTCATTAATTTCTTTATTCTTTTCTAAAATCTTAATGTATGCTTCTTGTACTATGTCCTCTGCGTAGGTCAACTCGCCAAACTTACGAACAATGTTAATCCAATGCCGATGTCGCTTAACAAGGTGATCTATTGCATTCACTTTATATTTTTTAGAACTAGGATTAAATTATACTAAAAAGTTTTAATCTAATATAAGTTGATGTTGATATATGTAAAGATTTTGCTTCTTTTTTTATTTTAATTTTTTCATCTTTTGTAAGTCTTGTTGAAACAAGAGTAATTGGTTCATTAATACTTGATTCATAATCAATACTTGATTGAATTACTCTTAAACAATCTTCACAATTACAATTGATAATACCGTTATGATAAGTCATATTATATTTTTTAGAACTAGGTTTTTTGTAACTCTCTATTTAAATACCAAATAGCTTTTTCTAAATCTTGCTTTTTATTTCCTTTCTTGTTGCACCTTAAAATGTATTTAACTGCATTACCTAAATTAAATCCTAACTCAAAAGACTCAATAACATCAATGGATTCAATACCTCCTTTACTTTTATAATGTGGTGGCTCATTAACTAAATCATAATGAACTTTTGGCCATTCAAAATCTACATTTTCCATGCGCAAAGTTTAATAAAAATTTATTGCAATTCCAAATAATCTTTAATTTTTTTTGTTTGTCTATATGCACAATAAGATGAACCATTTTTCATTAAGATTCTATTCTTATTTATTTCAAGGCTAAAATTTAAATCTAAATAGGTAGCACAATCAATTTGTATTTGTCTTGTTGGATATTCTAACATCTTATCTATCCATTTAATCGCATTACTATGATTTTCTTTCAAATCTCATCTGCTTTAAACTTTCTTATTAATTCTATGCAATCATCCAACCTTCTAACAATCGTGTAATAATACCCATGTGCAAGTGCTATCTGTTGGAATGCTTTTTGATTCGGTTGCTGGCTTCCTTTTTCAATTTTGACTTCTACAAATAAACCTTTCCAATTCTTGTTGGAGATCATCCAAAACATATCAGCCACTCCAGCTTTAGCACCTTCCATTTTTAATTTTATTGCCACAAGCCTATGCCTTGCACCTCCGTTCGGAATTGAAAAATAATAAAAGTCTTGAGTAAAATCTAACCAATGACAAATGGCTACTTGTAACTTATGCTCATATTCATTTCTCATAATATTAAAGATATTTTACATTTTACTGCAAATTGTCAATCTTGCTTATTGTTATGCAGATACTCTCCAATCACTTCAGCCTCATCAATTATCCAATGCTCAAATTGAGTTTCTGTAAATGTTGCACCAATTACTAATGTTTTTAACGCTTGAAAATAGTCATCAAGATCTACATCAATATGGTCAAACTCTACTGAAATAATCTTGCCATCTATTTCAAGGCTTAATTTTGTTTTTTTATTGCTCATTGTTTTAGTCATTTAAATTAAATTTGTCTGCCTTTGCTTATAATTCGCCAGTACCCATATAAATTAAATGCATTCTTACTTCTTGCCAATAACTTATATCTTGGTTTAATTCAATTAGAGTTTCCATGATTTCATATACGCACATCAATGCGCATTGTTTAATCTGAAAATCATTAAAATCATATGCAAATTTGTCTGTTAATTGCATTGCTTTGCTTTGTGGAGTCATTGTCTTTTTATTTAAAGTGGGTGTTCGGAATTTCCGAATTTGTGTTTTGTAAGGTTCTAACCTTAATTTTTTAAAATGTTATCTCAGGCTATTGCCTTATGATTAGCCTACCATGATTCGTATATAATCTCAAATCAATAGTATCCGTAAATATATCTTCATCAGAATCAATTCCAAAATTATTATTGATTACTTTTTTTTCTATTGTCTGATTATTTTTATTCGATAAATAATAAGCATAGCAAATTAATATCAGCGCAGTTCCGTAAATTAGTTTTCTTTTCATTTTATGTAATTTAAAATATGTACAATTACATCAACCGTCCAACCATTCCCAAGCATTTTAAATCTTTGGGTATCTGAAACATAATTAGTATAATTTTCTTTAATGGTTTGTAATCTTTCAAATTCTAATGGTGTCAATCTTCTAATTTTACCAGAATATTCAACTGCATTTGTTTGACCTGTATCTAAAAAATATGTTTTGCCATCTGTTCTTGTTAAATGTCCAGTTCCACCTTTGGTAGGATCACCTGATCTTGGTTGCATATTATGAACAATGAAATTATTATTAACTTGGAATTGACCAGATGTTAAGCAATCTGATTTACCATTAATATTTCTTGGAACAAAACACTTTGCCCAAGCAGTTGGCTTATTTAAAAAACCTTTAATTATTCTGTCACTTAAAAAAAATTTATCAGTCACATCTTTTTGCAAAATATCTTTTAATAAAATTACTTTATCTTTTGGTTGCTCAATTGTAGTTTCCAAATCTCCAAATAATCCTTGTGGTTTTAAACCTATGTTTGTCCAGTACAATCTCTGTCTATTTTGAGCAGATACTAAAGCCGAATTAATCATAATTGGTTTTACACCTATTGCCTTACTTAAAATCTTTTCCCATTTTTCTCCCATCATTACATTTTCAAGAAGAAAGTATTTAGGCTTTACTTCATTTAATATTCTCATGTATTCCCAAAATAAATAGGATTGACCTTCAAACTCAAATTTCTCTGATTTTAACTGCAAATAATGTTCAAGAGTCAATATTTCTTCTTCATCCTTTGTAGACATTCCTTTACGTTTACCGGCAAATGAAAATGATTGACAAGGTGAACCTCCAATTAAAATATCTATTTTAGGTAAATCTTTACCATTAACATTTACAACACTTCCAAGCTGGATAGTATTAGGATAGTTTGCCATTGTAACTTGAATCGCATATTTATCAATTTCAGATGCAAAGTAATTATCTACTTTAATTCCAGCTCTTTCTAAAGCTTGTTGTCCACAGGACATCCCATCAAACAAACTTAATACGTTCATATCTCATTTGGTTTAATATTTCCATCTTGATCAATAAAGCAATCAAATGTAGCTAAAGAATTAATAAATTTTATATAACCTTGAGTTTTACAATGAAATTTTCTTTCTTCAACATCTTGAATATTAGAATACTTTGCCCAAAGTTCAATTTTCTCTTCCCTTGAAATTGTAGGTATTTTAAATTGTTCCAAATAATCAAATAAGATTGATAATCCTCCAGCAATAAATGTAAATTTCTTATTATTTTGTTCGCAAAATCTAATTTGCTTGGCATATTCATTAGCCGTGTCTATTGCTTGCTTCTTTAATTCTTGATCACTTGGTTTTTCTTTCACTGGTTCTATTGGTTTAGGTAAATTTTTAATTTCTTCTCTTGAATAATCTAAATAGGCACTCATAATTCTACCAAAATATTCGCAAGAGAAATTCTCATAACATTTAGCATCTACTTGTAATTTCCCAGCAACTGCCATTTCGAAAGCAAGTTTTATTTCTTCACAAGTATTATTTCCAAAGTTATATCTAACAAAATTAGTTAATATAAATTTTTCTTCTTCAGTCGGTAGATTGTTTCCACGTAAGCCAACCAAAAGCATCGAGTAACGTAATGCTTGCTTTATCGTATCTTCGTTGCTTACACGCAAAGTATGGCCTATCTGTGCTTGTTGTATAGCTACTGCGTTACCACTTCCGTAATGCTTCCATTCTTGCTGCACTCGTGCCAAGTTTCGATTCATTGTTTGAATTTCCATTGTTGTTAAATTTAGTTTTGTTTGACATCCAAGTTTTTATTCTTCTTTCAATATTAAAAAATTTTTCTAATTCCCATCTTTCCTTTCCTGATTTATTTTGTTCAGTCCAGTAAGCATAGAAATTATCATAGTCATCACCTAATTCAAAAATATGTGGAGTTATTATATCTATTAACTTTACTTTACTTTCTTTTACTTTACTTAACTTTACTTTATCAGCGTTACAAACATGTTCTGAACGTGTTACATTTTCGGTAACTACTTGATTTTCACGCCATTCAGAAATTCGTTTTGCGTTTTTTTCTTTAGAAACTTGATACTTTTTACTAAAGTTTAGTAATTGTTTGTTGAAAGTTTCACCATTGTTTGAAGAAATTAAATCAATTTGTTCCATAAACTCCCAAACTTTTTCTAATTTTTTGCCAACATTTAACTGATGTTTAAGAACATTTGTCTTTATTGGCTTCTCTTGTAATGCAAGTTTTTCTAATAAAGTATAGAATAATCCAAGACCTTCATACCCATATTGAAGATATAATTCAGTGATTTTTTCATCGTTAAATGAATTAGAATCATGCAGATAATATTTCATTTTTTAAAAATAAAAAAGCCAGTCTGCGTAGGAGTGCAAAACTGGCTTTGGTTATTAAACCTTATTAATTACCCAAGAACTCCTACCCTCTTGGACAATTATATTACAAATATACAAATATTATTTCTTTTGTTTAGGAATAATACCAAGTTTCTTATAATCTTTTTCTAACTCTTTGGCTAAATAAATATGCCAAGTATTGTATGTCAATTTTTTCATTGGTTGTAAATTTTAGTGATTACTTCGACAACTATTGCAAATATCCAGCATGATATAATTCCCACAATTCCGACCATCGTTAGAAATTCAGCTATCTCGCATGAATTATTGGACTTCCCTTGCTTTCTCATCTTGCATTTGTTTAGCTATTAACGCAACTTCAGCCATTACTTCTGGATACTTCACATACCCTTCACCTTTATTCCTTGTGTTCCAATACACAACTTGCTGGACATTTAAAACATTCCATTCTCTTGCAGAAAAAGGTAGTATACCTTTCTTATTTAAACTATCGGCAACTGCCTGGTGAATATTCATTTTTTTGATCTTTATCATAATTTTAATTTTTATTAAGTTCTCTTTCCATTTCTTCGGTAATCATTAGATATTCTTCATATTCCTCTAATTCATTCCATTTTCTTTTTGCTTTTAGATAAGGTTCAATTTCAGCTTCTGAAAATGTTCTTTCTTCGCAAAATCTTGATCTGTCAAACAAATCAATCCATCTAAATAAGTACTTTGTCTTTTTCATAATTAAATTTATCTATAAACTCTTGTGAAAAATCCCCTTGTTTTACTGCATTTTTAAAACATTGTTTTGTAATATTCATTTCAAAGATTAAATCTTTTTCAGAAGAATTAAGTAATGTTTTAAAATGAACTTGCAAAAATGCTATCTCATAGCCTTTCTGATATTGAATTTCGTGATCTTCCATAATTAAAAAGGTAAATCGTTTGTATTCATTTCATCAATTTCAAAGTTAACTAACTTCTTTACTCCAGTACTTGCCTGATCTTGTCGTGCAGGTAATGATTTGCCAATTTTAAAGTTGCCCAATATTGGCGCATTCTTCTCTGGAGTCTTTACTCCATCTTGTGTGATAAAACCAAAGTTTCCGTAATTATCAGGATCATCTTTTAAAAATCCACTAATATTAAGGTAAGTACCTTTCTTACCTTTGTACAATTTAGACTTGTCTAACAAATCTACATTGATTGAAATGCTTACTAACTTGCTCATTTGGTTGGTTGGTTAATTGTAAAACTTAATTTTTTAGTACTTAACAATGGTAATATATTTGGATTTGATTGAATGTCAGCTAAATTATCATTGTAGAATGATACACATCCATCGATTGAATCAAGACTATCAATTATTTTTTTATAATACCCCAATGGCTTTGCTTCCACTTTTAATACTTTAGCTTCCACTTGTGTTCCAGCTGCATCTAAATCTTTGTCAGTAATTAATCCAAGCATTGAGGATAATGAATACCTACGATAATAAGTAACTCCAGAACCATATGATTGGTAATCATTCATTGCTCCTAATTTAACTTTTGGAATGATTGTAAACGATTCTAAAGATTCACCTGACTCAACATGAAACAAAATAGTTTTGATGCCTTCATTTTCAAGCAATTGGCTAAAGCATAACCCATTCTTTTTAAGTAATGGATTAATAACTGAAAAGATTTGTGGTAGGTCAGCATAAGTGTAGTTATGGCCTTTGGTATCCTTATGAATGACTGGACATTCATTCTGAAAATTAGATAATGATTTAATTAGGTTTTTCATGTT